CCGCTGGATGAGCCGCAGGAACGGGCGATCCTGCTGCGGCTTGAGTGGCGAGCAGTCCGATGTCGCTGCGGCCCACGTGACGGCAGCAGCCACCAGCACGGCGATCGACACAATTCGTAGCTCGCGGTTGGTCACTTGTCTTCACTCCAAATCGAGTAGATGAACATCACCACGCACGCACCAACCACGCTACCAATCAGGCCGGCAGAGCCCTGGCCAAACGGCAGACCGCCAGCGAACGAGCCGACCACGCCGAGAGCGATCGTCGGGAGCCATCCGTCAGGACATTTGCCGGGCATGAGCCACTTGGCAACGCCGCCGACGATTGCACCGAATACAAGCCAGATAAGCAGGCCCATGCGTGTCTCCTAGTTGGGGGAAGGCGTCAGCCAGTTGCCGTGGTGGATGTCGCGGTACTTGAATCCGTCTGTGTCGCCGATAGCCCAAGCGTCGTTGAGCATGCCTTCAATGACGCTGCGGCGTGCCCAGAATGAGCCGTCAGGCTGATCGCTCGGGAACTTGTTCTCTTTCGGTCCCACCCAGCTCGGTCCCCAGCTGTTCAAAATGAGGCACAGGTCGTCCGGTGCGCCGTTCTTCTTGTGGCGGATTCCTATGGCACACATCTGATGTTGCCATGTCCCAGAAGCCTCGCAGATGCCCTCCTTACTGCGTGTCGAAGTAAATCCCTGCGAGCTTGCCAGCGTCACGGGGTAGCCTGACTCCAACGCTGCCGCCAGTTCCGACCACGAGCGAATGGCGACCACATGTCGCAGCGGATGCTTCTTCGCCTCGGCGTCCATGCGGCCTGCGTCACCCTGGCCGCCGCAGCCGTAGGCTCCCCACTGCTTCGCACGCTCGCCGGAATACTCGGTCAGGTCTGCGGTCGGATACTTCTGTCGATACACCACGCCGAACTCACGCAGGAACTTTGCGGCACCGAAGCCCGTGGCACCGTCTGAGAATCCGCCGTAAGGCTGGGCACCGTCACCCGGCTTGCCTCTCGCCTCAACGCGGGCACCGCCGTACAACGCTTCCGTCGCAGGCATCAGAGGCGGCTCTGGCAGTTTGCCGAGCGACCACGACACGGCCTCAGAGACCGCTACGGCGTGCATGGCTCCCCAGCTGACGCAGTCGCCGATCTGCTGCCGACCGACCACAAACGGCTTGCCGTAGCGTGCCTGATGTGCGGCGTTCAATTGCCGGTAGAGGAACGTGTCGATGCCTTTGGCTTCGTGCATCGCCTCGGCACCAGCCTGGCTGAAGAACTGTTTGTCTCCGAGCGTGGCCAGAAATGCCTTCGTGCCTGCCGGGTCGGGCGTATAGCCGAACCGGGCGTCAATCGCGTCTACAGTGCGGCGGGTGGCCCGCTCAACGAGCGCGCCGAGGATCGCCATTGCGATCACAAACGTAACGGCACCGACAGACCAGCGATTACTTCGTGACATCGGCGGCGGCCCTCGACAGGTCACGGAGTGCAGAGACCCACGCTGCCCGGGATTCAGGCGTCACAGGACCGCCAGACGAGCCCACAGCGTCGTCCAAGAACTTGTGCACGGCATCCCGAACCTGTGGCTGGCGAGCACCGATCGACTCACCCTTGCACCGCATATCGCGGGCTGCGATACGCAGGTCGTCAAAGGCCACGCCCGTTTTCAGACGCTGGTCGTGCGAGCCGTCGTATTCGATGCAGTCGGCGAGCTCACCGCAGAGAGCAGACATTGTCGCTGCATCCTCTGCCGCAGACGGCCCGACGAACTTGCCTCGCAACGAGAACGCATCTGGCGGCACTGGTGCCGGGTCAGGCTTCGGCGTGCTTGAGCGGCCGGGCATGAACGAGATCGCAGCGGCCACGACCAGGGCGAGTACGGCAACATGCTTGCCGTCGATGGTCGGCATCTTAGCCGTGGAAAACCACGCCTTAATGTTTTCTGTGATCTGCTGACCGGCAAGAGCGTAGACGGCAAACGCCACGAGGAGTGCTGTGATCACGTGGTTGACCTCACGAGCGGGAGGAGAGATTCGATAGCACCAGACGCAATCGCAAGGATCAGCGCCCGCAGTGCTGGCCGGACGGCCATGAATGCTGGATATGTGACGACCGGCACGCAGCAACCGGCGAGCGTGTCAAAGAGAACGGCGACGGCCTCAAGCACCAGCAGCTTCTTCTGTGGCCCTGTGAGCGTTGCCACGCTGTCGAGCGTGCTGACTCCGATACGCATCAAGGCCACCATCAGCGAGCCGAACTCCTGCCACGTGAGACCGCCAGCTGCCTTGACCCGCGCCACGGCCATGAACGCCGAGACCTTCTGCCCTATGTCGCTGAAGGCGGAGGCTGCGGCGAGTGGTGCGTCGGATACAGGCATGCACGGTCTCCGTGAGCACTGATTGTCCACGCAGGGGATGCGTCCTAGCAGTCAGCGCCCTCGTCGTAGATGCTCAGGCCCGGCGGAACCTCGACGACCGGCAGAAAGAAATGCTGCGTTTTGCCTACGCGACGCCGTTCCTCAGTGTCTGCGTCCCAAGTTCTCTGCACGGCTGCACAACGCTTGGCGATCTCGTCCGGCGTAGGGTCCGAGTACCTCGGCGGTTTGGCTCGCAGTCGCCTGTCGTTTCTGAGTGGCAGGGTCCAGACGGTACGCAGCCTGACCACCTGATCCTTGGTGATCGTGTACCGCTCGCAGAGCGTGGCGATGGGCAAGTGCTTGCACCAATCAGCCCTGAACGTCTGCATGCAGATCGTCGCTGTGTTTCCCGCCATTATCAGGCTCCATCCATGACATGACTGTCCGCATCGACGGATTGAGGTACATCGTCCCGCCAGTCTCCTCGGCCATTGTCCGGTGGAACGGCACGTGCTCGCAGTCCTCGCCAGAGTAGGTGCCAGCGAGGTACGCCTGCGTCCTGTAGATCGCCATACCGCCGAAGGCCGAGCAGACCGGCACGCACGGCGATCCAACAGGCGGTATCCACTGATGTTTCCAGCCGCCTTCGCCTGCCGTGTAGTCGTCTCGGTAGGAGTTCAGCCGGAGAGCCCATGCGTCGTAATGCACCCAGCCGGGCCGGACGACAGGCTTCTGATCCTCGCCCATGCCTAGCTGCGGATACTGAGCGAGAGACACGCTGGCCATGCCGCTGGCATTCGGCATTGATGCTAGGGCACCGACGCCGTGGAGCACGCCGTCGTGGCTCCATCCGCCCCATGAGTCGAAGTCGATGACCACGACCAGGTCGGAGGTCAGTGCGTGCTCAAGCACCCACGACTGGCACGCCGTGCGGTACTCGGCGAGTGCCTCTGTCCTCCTGCCAGCGAACTCTGACGTGAACTGCTGCCGCCCGAGTCGGCTGTCTGAAAACGTCGCCTGGCTGTGCCTTGCCGAGAACTCTTCGAGCACGGCAGGCGTCTCGTCGTCGTTGTCGTTCGTGACGATGTGCAGCTTCCACTGCCTGCAGCTGCTGGCCAGCACCTCAAGCCGCGCGAGATTGGCTTGCAGCCACGGTGCACAGTTGCGTGCGAGACCGACGAACGCCACGCTCGACGCCTCCCAGCGACGGAGGCCGATGTCGTGCATGGCCACAAACGCCTCGGCAAACTCTGGCAGCGGCGAGACGAGCTTCTCTGGGATGTTCACTGCACCCTCACCGTCGTGCGTGCCTCTTCGCCCCACGACTTCTCCACAATCAGCCGTCTCACGATCGTGTCGTCAAAGAGTTCCTTGAGTGCATCGAGCACGGCCTTGCCGATGTTGTCCACGTCCGGCCTTGGCAGTGATGGTGCGTCTGCCTTGACTCCTCGCTTGTTCTTGTGCGACTTGGGCCGCACAAACACTGCCTCCACGATCACCTCAAGCGGCTCTGTCGTTGGTGATAGCCCGCAGGCTATAGCCTCTTTTGCGATCGATAGCCTGTAGGCATGCACGGGATGCTTCGACGGGACGTATGCCCTAGCAAAGCCGCCGCGTGTGCTGACTCGTACTCGTGGCTGTGGCACAGGATCGCCCGCAACGCTGAACGTGATCGGCTTCATGCACGCAGCATCGCAGCCCAGTCAAGCGTTCCAGCTTGAGCAGTGGATGATCTCGAAGTGCCGCATCACTGGACGGACGCTGTTGCCTTCGTGGATCTCATCCGCTGCGTAGGCGTGGATCACCGCGCCGTTGGCAAGATAGTAAATGGCGACGCCCAGCTGGACGGGCCGCAAAGCGCCGTCCAGTGGGCCGCCTAAAAACTCAACTGTGATCCAGTCTTTGCTCATTCGTAGCGAATCACTGCGAACCATCCACGCGGGCCACGTGCCACACCCTTTTCCACAATTCGAAAGCGGCCACGCATGGCGTCCGAGTAGTAACACGACGACTCAATCGCCCGTTGCGCAGAGCTCGTTGAGAAGCCGATTCCTTCCCGTCGTCCGCCGGCTGTGCCGCAGTGACGCAATACGCCAGTCCTCGCCATCGTCTCGGCGTCCTGCTGCGCCGAAGTTATGTTTACCCGCCTGGCGTGGATGATTACGTCCTGGCCGAAAATGATGCCGGGGGGGGTGGCTATCAAAAACGCAATCGCCAACACAATCCTTTGCATACGTTCGCTCCTTCAAAGCTATGGACGCTCCTGCGTCCGATGAAGTCACGGTAGGCGAGGCGTCAAGCGAGACGGGCCAGCAGGGTCGCCAGCGTATTCCGCGTCGTCGTCGGATTGGCGAGAGCGGTTCCGCTTTCGGTGAGGCAGTCCACCACCTCGCTGATCGCCTCCCGCTCCTCTGCGGTGAGCGTTGCCCGATTCGTACCGGCAACGCCATGCTGATCGTCGCTTTTCGCATACGAGTCGGGCATCACACGATTCCTTGAAAGCCCTTGCCTGTCCATGTGTACCTGACAATTGAAACTCGATCACCTCTCGGAGTCGCAGGATCTGGCCGACGTGCCCGGCACTCAGCTGCACGCTCGGCTATCTGCTCAGGCGTCGGATCGTCCTCTTGTGGGCCGTGGTACGCCGGGCGTCGCCTCGGGAGGTTGTGCCGTGCCACAAGTTCCGCGACGTATGCACTTGCACAGCCAAGGGCGGAGGCGATCTCAATGTGAGTCTTTCCTGCCGCCCAAAGCTGTTGCAGCTGGGTTACGCTGTAGACGCATGAACCGTGCTTGCCCATCAGCCGTCCTTTGCCAATGGCATGATCA